TTGAAAACCAAGAGTTCTCAAGAAAATTAACTATTAAAGAAGAAATCAAAGCTCTACAAGATGAAATAGAAAGAGAGAAAGAAAACTCTACACTTGCAAGGTTTATGCGTAACCTTGAATCAAGAGTCTATGCAGAACTTTCAAGACAATTAGTAAATAACCTGTTTGGCGAAACACCATCAAGCTCAGGTACAATAACACTTGAAGGCAACACCATCGAATACACAAGCGATGGCGTAACATTAACCCTAAAGATAACGGAAGCAGATGGCACAGTTACAGAAATTACAATTCCTATCGGTACTTTTACTTTCTAGTTGCTCTATATTTGACCAATTTGACGATACTTACGAGCAAAGATTTAAAGAAAAAGATGTCGTTCAAATATCAGAACTACAATCTAGCGAACTAGCCAACGTAAAAGCACCCGAAGTAAAGCCTGTGGTGGCTGTCTATCCAACATCTTTCACAGACCAAACAGGACAAAGAAAAAGCAACAGCGAGTTTGCTTTATTTAGTACAGCCATAACCCAACAGCCAAGCTCCTTATTAATAAGAGCATTAAAGCACGCAAGCAATGGCGAATTTTTTGTTGTGGTTGAACGAGTTGGTTTAGATAATCTTACAAAAGAAAGGCAACTTATAAGGTCAGCTAGAGAACAGATTGCAACTGAAGATGAAAAAAAGAAAGCATTAAGACCCTTATTGTTTGCAGGTGTTTTAATAGAAGGTGCAGTTATTGCCTACGAGACAAATCTTACCAGTGGAGGTGCCGGTGCAAGATACCTTGGAATAGGTAGGTCGGTTATGTATAGAGAAGATAGCGTAGCAATAACCTTACGAATGGTGTCTGTAGCTACTGGTGAGATATTATTAGAGGTTATGACTGAAAAAACTATATTTAGCTACGGTAAATCAGAAGATGTATTTAGATTTATTGAAGCAAATACCGAGCTAGTAGAAATAGAGCTTGGTAACGCAAGAAACGAGTCTACAACTATAGCTTTGATGAAAGCAATAGAAACGGCAGTTTTGGAATTAATCGAGATTGGTTATAACAAATCTTACTGGGTTTTACAATCTAAAAATGAAGGAGTAGAATAATAATATGAAAAATAAATTAATAAGCTTAATAGCTATTGTTTCTTTAGGAGCTTTTGCTGCTGATAACGAAATTTTTATTGACCAGTCAGGTACTGGTGCAAATATAGATTTAGAGCAGTTGGGTATTAGCAACATTATCGGTGGACTGTCCTCATCAGCAGGGAGTTTAACTGCGTTTGATTTAGACGGCACTACTATGACACTTGATATTAATATGATTGGTGCAACCAACAAGTTTCTTGGTGATATATACGCTGATAACTTTACTGGTTTATATAATTTTACGGGTGGTACTAATTCTTTTACTATACAAGTAGACCCAACTAATACTTATAGCTCAGACGGTTCTGACCAAAACGTAGCTGTTACAGGCAGTAGCAATACATTCACTTTAAATCAAGGTACTACTGCAATAGCAGCATCTTTAAATTTAGATTGGATTATACAAGGTTCTAACAATACTATTACTTCAAACATTAACATTGACGGAGCCACAAACTACGTTGATATTGATGGCTCGGATAATACGTTAAACTATACTGGTACGGGTGTTAATGCTTCAGCAGGTGGCTACTTCTATTTAGACCATACAGGTGGACAAAGAACCTTTAATATTCAACAACTGAGTACCCAAGACAATGACTGGCTTAAGATTTTATCGGTTGGCGGGAACGCTAGTTCTACTGTTTGCGTTATCCAAAACGACCAAGGTACAAGCACAAGCTGCTGATATTGGAGACATATCTGAACTAAACGGTTCAGCACAAATAGTAAGAGACAAACCTTACGAAGCAGACTTAAAGTTTGCAATTCAAAGCAACGATGAGGCTATTACCACTAATGGCAGAATGGCTATTACCTTTCTTGATGATAGTAAAGTAAGCTTGACAGAATACTCACAGCTAATTATTGATGAATACATCTACGACCCTGACCCATCAAAAGCCAAAATGGCTCTTACTTTTGGTTTGGGTACAGCTAGGTTTATAACAGGTAATCTAAATCGCATAGACAAACAAAACATTACTCTCAAAACACCTACAGCAAATATAGCGATTAGAGGCACGGATTTTACTGCCACAGTTGATGAACTGGGTAGAAGTTTAATAATTTTACTTCCTGATGCTTTGGGTTTATCAAGTGGTGAAATATTAGTATCTACAGGTATGGGAACCGTTACACTAAACAAACCTTATCAGGCAACAACTGTATCTGTTTTTGAATCAAAACCAAGCAGTCCAGTAATACTAGATTTGACCTTGGACATGATTGACAACATGCTTATTGTCACACCACCCAAAGAAGAAGTAATAATACAAGAAGAGGTAACAACCAAAAAAGAAAACATTTTAGATTTTAACGATTTGGATATAGATTACTTAGCTGAAGATTTTTTAGCAGGTGACGACTTAGAATACACAGAATTAGATATTAATTATCTTGATGTAAATTATTTAGAAGATTTGCTTAACGTATTAGATGCTCTTGCCATAGCAGAAGATGAAGATGCCTTGGCACAGGCTACCAGTACACAAATATCAGGAACGCTTTTGGGCAAGGACCCTGACACACAAATAACCACAATTATTACAGGAAATGTCATAAGTCTACGAAGGCAGGTAAATGAAAACGTCAGAGTTGATTTAGATGGTGCTAATTCTTATACCGTCATCTTCATACAAGATGGCATATCCAATGTAATAAAAGTTAATGGTGGCAGTGATTCAGTCATAACAATAACTCAGTCAGATTAAATAAGTGTAGAAAAGTGTTGACTTCTGTTTATTAATCTATATAATTATAAGTATATTAAATAAAAAGGAGTTAATTAATATGGAACTTAGAAAAGAAAAAAAAGGTTGGACCTACCACGGAGATAATTACATCTTCGTATTATCTGATGAGTGTTACCACGAATACACATGCTTGGTTATAAAACCTACACACATCAAGGTACTAAAGAACTTTAGCGAGATGTCTACTAAAGACCTTAAAGTACAAATCATACAAGACTGGTTTGCAGAAGAAAACGAACGAGTCAAAGAACACAATAACGAAAAGGCTAGACAGCGTAGAGCTAAAATAAAAGAGGTGAAATAATATGGCTAAATCTACATTACAAAAATGTTACGAAAAAATGACACTAATAAAACAGAATCCCGAAGACCTTTGTCTAGTTACTGTTTGGGATGACGGCAAACCTGCAATAGTATTGGGCATGAAAGATGGTGGGTTGATGACACCACTAGCCATTATTCTTGACCAAAAAAGATGCGACAACCTTGAACCTAATTGGAATAATTTTGATGAAATAGAATCTGTTATTGCCAAAGCACAAGAGTTAGAAGACAGAACAACCAAAGAGCAGTTTGATAAACAACATGATGCGATTGATAAATTGTTTGAAGAATCAGACTATTAAATGAAGAAGTTAATACTTCCAATACTGATAACACTAGCTTTACCGTTAGTGTTTCAGTCTACCCCAACAGAGATACTCAAGTTAAAAACATTTGACGCACTGGTTAAAGAACAATTGCCGAGTGGTAATTTTGTCATACTCAACATATCAGAGTCCGATGTAATAGAAAGAGGTGGCTATCCTTTTCCAAGAAGAGACTTAGCACAGATACAAGTTGACCTTATAAATGAAGGTGCAATTGGAGTTGGTTGGTCTATAGCTTTTTCTGAAGCAGATAGATTTGGTGGTGACGAAGTATTTGCAAAGTCTTTATCTTTTGCACCAAGCGTACTGGCAATGTTTGAATCGCCAAACGGTAAATACCCACAAACAGTTGGCACCGTTATAAAGGGTAATGCAGTCGGTGGCATACCAACACAAGGTGTTGTAGAAAATATTGACATACTTAAAGACAAAGCATATCAAGGTATAGCAACAGCACCTGTTGATGTTGACACACTAGTGAGGCGAATACCTTTGCTAATGAAAACACCTGACGGTTGGACCTCAAGCTTTGGAACAGAAATACTAAAAGCACTTACAGGCACTCGTTCTTACATTATCACTACAAATGATAATGGTATACAAGAAATAGCTGTAAGAAATTTACCACCAGTAAAAACAGACAGCTTTGGTCGCAAATGGATTAGTTGGGTAGACACACCACAAACCACTTTGCAAGAAATGAAAGTTGCAGGCAAGTTTGTCATTATTGGAGTTACAGCCAATGGAGTCATGCCACAAATCGCAACCCCAGTTGGTTTATTAGAACCTCATAAAATACAAACAGCATTAGCCGAGTCTATTCTTATACAAGACTCACCAATAATACCTGATTGGAGTTTAGCAGCAGAATTAGCAATTTTTACAATATTTGTCTCACTGATATGGCTTGTAATCAATTATCTTGGAATGACCCTAGGCATTGTATTAGCTAGTTTTGCAATGTTGTGTACGGCTTTAGGTGGTTACTGGTTAATACAAGTTGGCATTTTAATTGATGTAACATGGACTTTGATAGCAGAATTTATAACGGGAGCTATTGCTTTCTATTTACGCTTCAGAGAGCAGTTTAAACTGCGTCTACAAATCAAAAAACAATTTGAACATTACCTTGACCCAAGGCAAGTAAAACAATTACAGAAAAATCCCGAATTACTAAAACTAGGTGGAGAAAAAAGATACGCAACATTTTTATTTACAGACGTAAGAGGTTTTACAAATTTATCAGAAAAACTAGAGCCTGAAGAGGTGACAGAAATAATGAACAAAGCATTAACTGTGCAAGTAGAATGTGTACAAAGAAACGGTGGCATGGTCGATAAATTTATTGGCGATGCTTGTATGGCTATATTTAATGCACCTATGGATTTAGAGAACCATGAAGAGAGAGCAGTAAAGACTTCTATAGAGATGCAACAAGCTATCAAGGAGCTTAACAAAGAGTTATCACATGAAATAGCAATAGGAGTTGGTGTAAATACTGGTGAAGCTGTAATTGGCAATATGGGTTCAGATACAAGATTTGATTATTCTGCTATTGGAGATGCAGTTAATACAGCAGCTAGACTAGAATCTGCAACCAAAGAAGCAGGTGTTGATATATTAATTGGAGAAAATACTGCACAAAGTGTTAGTTATAAGTTAAAATCTTTAAAGGCAATAAAAGTTAAGGGCAAAGCAAAAGCTTTAAAAATTTATACAGTTAAATAATATGAAAAGAGATTATAAAAAAGAATACAAAAATTTTCACAGCAAACCCAAGCAAAAAAAAGATAGAGCTATGAGAAATGCAGCAAGAGCAATTATGAAAAAACTTGGAAAAGCATTTACTGGCGATAACAAAGATGTTGCACACAAAGACAACAACCCTAGAAATAACAAACCATCTAATTTAAAAATACAAAGCAAAGCAAAAAATCGTTCAAGAAAGTGAGATTTATGGCAACCACAAAAGAAGCTATTACAAAAATAGAAACGCATGAGAAAGAGTGTTCTATTAGATATGCAAATATAGAAAAAAGATTAGAAGACGGTGCAAAGCGTTTTGATAAATTAGAAAATATGATATGGGCAGTTTATCCTTTTATATTAGTGTCATTGGTTCTATCTAGGTTTGTATGAGTAAAGTATTTTTAGGGGTTATAGGTGTTCTTCTGTTACTTTGCATTGGACTTTATTACCAAAACTCTAATCTATCTGCACTTAATCAAGCATTTGAACTAAGAGACCAAGAGCAAAAAATAGCAATAGAATCATTACAAAATGATTTTGCTACACAAACAGAAGGCTTGTTACAAATACAATTACGAAACCAAGAAATACAAGCAGACATGAACCGTTATCTTGATATATTTAAAAGACACAATTTGACCAAATTAGCAGCAGCCAAACCCGGACTGTTGGAACCAAGAGTAAACAAGGGAACCAAAGATGTATTTAATAGCATTGAAGAAGATAGTCGTAACATCGACAGTCTTGATGATGGCTTGCAGTTGCAGCCTTCTACCGACTAAACAAGTAGAAATTATATCTAAACCTATAGAAAGAACTATAGTGCAACCTGTAATGCCAAGGGAAATAGATTTAAAAGAGCCATACTGGTATGTAGTCTCAGATAAAAACATAGATGAATTTTTATTAAGAATTGAAAAAGAAAGTGGACAGGTGGTGTTTTTTGCAATGTCAGTGCCTGACTATGAATTAATGGCTTACAACATGCAAGAACTTAAGAGGTATATAAATGAACTTAAAGAAGTTGTTGTCTATTATAAGACAGTTACTACAAAAGAAACGGAGTAAAAGCATGAACATATCACAAGAAGGTATTGATTTAATTAAGTTTTATGAAGGATGCCCTACTGACGACAGTGGTAATCCAGTAAGTTACAGATGTGCTGCTAATAAAAAAACAATAGGTTTTGGTAGCCTTAAGCTTATAGATGGTAGTCCTGTAGAAGATAACATGACAATAACTAAACAAGACGCTGAAGATTTACTCGCACATGAGTTACACGAATACGAAGGCTATATTAATGACATGGTAAAAGCAGACCTTAAACAAAATGAATTTGATGCTCTTGTATCATGGGTTTTTAATCTTGGACCATCAAACTTAGGTGCCTCAACTTTACTCAAAGTAATAAATAATAAAGATTGGGCAGATGTGCCAAACCAAATTAAACGTTGGAACAAAGTAAATGGCGTGCCAAATCAAGGATTGATAAAAAGAAGAAACTCAGAAGCTTTGTTGTTTGAGGGCAAAGAATGGGGTACAGTCTGATTGACATGATGGTTTGTAGATATTCACGGATATCCTCTCTCTCTCTTCAAACACATGTCATGGAGAATCAGCAGTCCTTTAAATTATTTTCAGTTGGTTCTCCACCTAATGCTTGATTTACAAAAAATAAAATCTTTTGATGCTTTGTCTAAGGACGAACAAGTAGAAGCACTTACACTTATAGATAAATGGAAGAACTTAAATGCAAGAGATAGGTGTAGAGGTGATTTTTTAGAATTTGTAAAATTTCACTGGGAAGGCTTTATTATGGGCAGACACCATAAAATACTTGCAGAAAAACTAAACCGTATATCACAAGGTAAATGCAAAAGACTTATGGTTATGTTGCCACCAAGACATTCTAAGTCAGAGTTTGCATCTACTTATTTTCCTGCATGGATGATGGGTTTAAATCCAAGTTTAAAGATAATACAAGCAACTCACACAGCAGAATTAGCTGTAAGATTTGGTCGTAGAGTTCGTAATATCATTGATAGCGAAGAGTACCAAGCAGTATTTCCTGACATAACCTTATCAGGAGACAACAAATCAGCAGGTCGTTGGACTACCGATGATGGTGGAGAAGCTTTCTATTCAGGAGTTGGTGGTGCTATTACAGGTCGTGGAGCTGATTTACTTATTATCGATGACCCACATTCAGAGCAAGATGCTATGTCACCTACAGCTATGGACGCAGCTTGGGAGTGGTATACATCAGGACCAAGACAAAGATTACAGCCCGGTGGAACCATAGTGTTGGTTATGACACGATGGAGTACAAAAGACTTAGCAGGTAGGTTACTTAAAAGACAATCAGAAACACACGCTGACCAATGGGAGGTTGTAGAATTTCCTGCGATTATGCCTGACACAGAAGAACCATTGTGGGGTGAGTTTTGGAAAAAAGAAGAATTACTATCTGTCAAAGCTTCTTTACCTATAAGCAAATGGAACGCACAGTGGATGCAAAATCCAACTGCTGAAAGTGGCTCTATAGTTAAAAGAGAGTGGTGGCAAACATGGGAAAAAGAAGGCATACCAAGTTGTGGTTGTATCATACAAAGTTACGATACTGCCTTTAGTGCAAAAGAAAGTGCTGACTATTCTGCAATAACTACATGGGGTATCTTTGAACCTGAAGACGGTGGTGAAAATGCAATTATTTTGTTAGATGCAAGTAGGCATAGGGTAGATTTTCCTGAGTTAAAAAAACTAGCATTAGAAGAATATAAATACTGGGAGCCTGATATTGTTTTGATAGAGGCAAAAGCTAGTGGTACACCACTTACACAAGAGTTAAGAAAAATAGGCATACCTGTACAATCTTACTCACCAAGCAGAGGTCAAGACAAAGTTGCAAGAATGAACTCTATTGCACCTATGTTTGAAAGTGGTATGGTATATGCAACAGAAGATGCTTTTGCAGAAGAAGTAATTGAAGAATTAGCAGCTTTTCCATTTGGCGAACACGATGACTTTTGTGATTCATCTACTATGGCTTTAATGAGAATTAGGCAAGGTGGTTTGATAGAACTGGACAACGACTATGCAGATGAAATGTCATTTGATAGAAAGGCATTAACATATTACTAATTTTATGGATATAATAGAAAACTATGGCAATTGATAGACAACTAGGCACTGAAAATAACCCTGACGTAATAGACCAAAGCAAGTCTGTAAATGTTGGTGTTGAGGGTTTTGATGTAGAAACACCTGAACCAACATTTGACGAATCTTTATTAGATTCAATGGAAATTAGCATCAATGATGAAGAAATATCTTTTGATGAGCCAATGGAAGAAGAGCAAGAACAGATACCTTTTGACGCTAATTTAGTAGATTATTTAGATGATTCAGTCTTAGGCTCATTGTCTTCACAGCTTTTAAATGCTGTAGATAACGACAAAGAATCAAGAAAAGAGTGGGAGAAAACATATACCGATGGTCTTAAATACTTAGGCATGAGGTTTGACGAACAAAGAAGTCAACCTTTTGAAGGCTCTTCAGGTGTCATACATCCAATTTTAGCAGAAGCCGTAACGCAATTCCAAGCACAGGCTTATAAGGAACTCTTGCCTGCACAGGGACCTATAAAAACACAAATCATTGGTCAAAGAGACATGAATACAGAGATGCAAGCTGAAAGAGTTTGTGAGTTTATGAATTATTACATCATGAACGAAATGCCTGAATACGACCCTGATTTAGACCAATTGTTATTTTATCTACCATTATCAGGTAGTGCATTTAAAAAAGTTTATTACGATGCAGCAAAAAATAGACCTGTATCAAAGTTTATACCTGCTGAAGACTTGCTTGTACCATACGAAGCTACCAATTTACTAGACGCAGAAAGAGTTACACATATAGTATCAATGAGTAGCAATGAAGTAAGAAAATTACAGCTTACTGGTTTTTATTCTGATGTAGACTTAAAAGACGGTCAAACATCTGTAAGAGATGACATATCAAAAGAAATAGACAAAATACAAGGTGTTGAGCCTGATTATACAGGTGATGAGCAAAGAAAATTATTTGAAATACATACTGTAGCAGAGATAGAAGGCTTTGAAGACATGGATGACATGGGCGAGTCAACAGGTTTAAAAATACCTTATATCATAACTATAGACGACTCATCTCAACAAATATTATCTATCAGAAGAAACTATGAACCTGAAGACCCATTAAGAAATAAAATTAACTATTTCGTACAGTACAAGTTTTTACCGGGCTTAGGTTTTTATGGACTTGGTTTATCGCACATGATTGGTGGTTTATCAAAAGCCTCTACATCAATTCTAAGACAATTAATTGACGCAGGTACTTTAAGCAATTTACCTGCAGGTTTTAAAGCTAGAGGCATAAGAATTAGAGATGAAGCTTCACCACTACAACCCGGTGAATTTAGAGATGTCGATGCACCCGGTGGTGCTTTAAAAGATTCTTTAATGCCATTGCCATACAAAGAGCCAAGCAATGTATTATTTAGCCTACTTGGTTTGCTTGTAGATTCAGGAAAAAGATTTGCAGCTATAGCTGATATGAATATTGGTGATAGTAACGCTGCTATGCCTGTAGGAACTACAGTAGCCTTGTTAGAAAAAGGCACAAAGGTTATGAGTGCAATACACAAAAGATTACACTATGCACAAAAAAATGAATTTAAAATATTAGCAAGAGTATTTCAAGAATTCTTGCCACCGGTATATCCATACGAAACAGGTAGTGGAGCTAGAGAAGTAAAGGTAGAGGACTTTGACACAAAGGTTGACGTAATACCAGTATCAGACCCAAATATTTTTTCTATGAGCCAAAGAGTTATTATGGCTCAAGAGCTACTGACTATGGTGCAATCTAATCCACAACTGCATGGTCCACAGGGTATTTATGAGGCATATAGAAGAATGTATGCAGCTTTGGGCGTAGATAATATTGAAACATTGTTAATGCCACCACCTGACAATACACCAAAACCTGTAGATGCAGGTATAGAAAACAGTGGTTTATTACAAGGTATACCACAACAAGCTTTTCCTGAACAAAACCATGAGGCACATGTTGAAGCGCATAAGACATTGTTTTTAACACAAGCTGTTATAATGAATCCACAGCTACAATCAGTAATAATTGCACATGTAATGCAACATTTACAATTTATGGCTACACAAATGGCAGAACAACAACTGCCACCTGAAGTGCAACAACAGATACAACAATCTATGCAACAAGCACAGCAGATGCCACCACAAGAACAACAAGGTTTACAATTACAGATACAATCAATATTAGAAAGCTTTAGCTCGCCAATATTGGCACAATTATCAAATGAATTTTTATCTTCAGTACAACCACCACAGCAAGAAGACCCACTCGTTGCAATAAGACAACAAGAGCTTGGATTGCGTGATAAAGAGATTGACATGAAGAATCAACAATTTATGGCAAAAGAACAACAAGATGCCATGGAGCAAGGAACTGAGCTACAACTACAGCAACAAAAAGCTGACCAACAAGCAATGATTGGAAATGAAAAAAATGACATTGCAAAGAAAAGATTGGAACAACAGGCTGAGTTAAAATTAATAGACTTACAAGCGAGGATGAACAAATGACAAGTTCAATAAATGCAAAAATAGTAGAACAAATAAAAGCAAAAAAAGCTGAAAACAAAAATTTAGAAAACCCAACGGCTGAAGTAACACCTGTAGAAACTATAGAATCAGTAAGAGCAAGAGATGACAAGGGTCATTATGTTGCTGATGACCTAAGTACACCTGATGTGAATGAAGCATGGGAAGGTGGTAAAGCACCTAAAAAAGCAAAAAAAGTTGCAAAGAAAAAAACTAAAGCTAAAAAAGCTACAGCTAAAAAGAAAGCTACAACAAAAAAAACTAAATAGGAGTAACTAATGACAGCAAAAACTTCAATAACTATAAAAGGTCAAGGTAGTATACCTTTATCTCAACCAAAAAAAGTTAAAGTAGATACTGCACATAAGCCCGGATATGGTAAAGGACAGAGCAGAGGTAAAGGAGCTGCTTTGCGAGGTACTAAATTTAACGGCGTTTTTTAAATTATGGATATGTATGATTTTATTCATGCAATCCGTAAGGATTTGAGTGAAAGAGAGGAGCAAATCAAAGATATCTTAATGTCAGGTGGCATTAGAGATATGGAAAAATACCAATTTTTAATGGGCGAAATATCTTCATTATCCTATATTCATGATAAGATAAAAGAACACTTACATGAAAAAGGAGAGATTGATGAAAAGTGAGCCGAAAGAAAATATTGTAGAAGAACAAAAAGAAGACACTATTGACTTGGATAAAGCGTTTGTTGAAGAGGACGACAGAGTTTTAGACCCTAGTTTATTAGATAAAAGTATTCTTGAAAGGATGCCTCAACCTACAGGTTGGCGTTTATTGGTACTACCTTACAAGGGTAAGGGAGTGTCAGAAGGTGGAATCCAATTAGTAAAAGAGACCATCGACAGAGAAACCCTAGCAACTGTTGTTGCCTATGTCGTAGCCATGGGTCCTGACTGCTATAAAGACAAAAAGAGATTTGAGTCTGCATGGTGTGGAAAAGGAGAATGGATATTAATAGGTAGATATGCAGGTTCTAGGTTTAGGTTGGCTGATGAAAGCGAAGTCAGAATCATCAATGATGACGAAGTTATAGCCACTATTTTAAACCCTGATGACATTGTTTCAGTATAAGGAGAATTATATGGAAGAAGTAAACAACGAAAATCAGGTTCAAGCAGAAGAAGAGTTAGTCGTAGATGTTGTAGAGACAACTACTGATGAAACACAAACTGAAGCAACCGAAGCCAACTCAGGTGGTGACGATGAACTTGATAAGTACACTAGAGGTGTATCAAAAAGAATAAATAAATTAAACGATAAAATTAGAGAGGCTGAAATTAGAGCAAGTGCTGCTGAATCTAAATACAATAATTTATCCAATGAATATGCTTCAGTAAAAAGCAGAGCTAACACTTTAGACAAAAGCTATACTGAAGAATATGAAAACAGAGTAAAATCTCAAAGGTCACAAGCAGAAGACTTATACAGAAAAGCAAGAGAAACCAACGACCCTGATTTAGAAGTAAAAAGCGTAGAGCTTCTAAATAAAGTATCTTTAGAAGAAGAAAGGGTAAGATTAGCTAAGGTTCAATTGCAAACACAAGAAGAACAAACTTTTCAAAATAACCCACAAAGTGTACAAAACCTACAACAACCAGTGTATGATAAACCTAAGCCTGATTCTAAAGCAGTTGAATGGCAAGAAAAAAATGACTGGTTCCAAAAGGATAGAGTCAAGACATACACTGCAATGGGTATTCATGAAGACTTGATAAACGAAGGTTTTGACGGTGCAGACACTGAATATTATGAAGAATTGGACAAAAGAATGACAAAGGTTTATCCTGATTTAAAGGTTCAACCTGAAGGCGTTTCAAAGGATGCTAACTCATCTGTGCAAAGAGTAGCATCTGCTTCCACTGGAAGTCGCCAAGGAACACAAGGGAAGAGAAGCGGTATTAAGATTAATTCTAACCATGCTTCAGTAAAGAGTAACCTGAAGCCGTACGGAA